TTTTACCCATAACTTTAGCCCGTTGTTCCATAACTGTTAGTATTTGTATTTTACGTGCAAAGGGTTTACTTACACGTTTTACTTTTGCAACAGTTGCTCTTGCATCTGCTGGTGTTGCAAATTTTATACGGACAGTATCTCTAGGATTCTCGTCCGTATAAAGTCTACGTCCGGACCCTTTAGGTTTTTTACCCGTACCTTTTTTTGGATCCGCCACGTTTCATCTCCTTAATGTGCTTCTCTATAACTTTACTTTGTTTCTTGTGTAAAGCCGAAGCTTTCTTTAAAGCTTTTGCAACTTTTTTTATTTTCTTAACCATTATTTTTTCTTTTTCATTTTGGCTTTTTTCTTTTTAGCCATCACGTATTTTTTAAGTTGTGGTGGTATAGAACCTTTTTTCATTCCAGGTCTTTTCATCATCATACCGCCACCCATTTTTGCTTTTCTCATATTAACACTTCCATCTTCTGCGAGCCTGTCTTAGTCTTGAGTTAGGATCTTTAGCGGCTTTAGGAAACTTTTTCATTTGACCTGCGCTTCTCGCACAGAATGATTTACGTCTTTTAGCAGCTTTAGATCCTGGTTTGACTTTGCCAGTGACCGCTGTTTTTAGTTTTGAGCCGGGATTAGCTCTTCGATATGCAGCCACTCCGGCCCTTGTCATGCCTGCACCTTTTTCCGTTGGACGGAAATTCTTTTTATTTCTTTTGGGCATTTTATCTTGCCTTCTCATTATCTCATGCCCATTCTTCTACCCATGAAACCACCCATCATGGCTTGTTTTCTTTTTGCAAAAGTTTTTACATTAGTTGGTTTACCACCAACACCTTGTGCTACTGCTCTTTTTCTTTTCACAGCTGAACGTCTTTGTCCTTCTGACATAGATCTTGCTTTAGCAAGTGGGACGCATTTTGGATATTTACGTTTTGCATCTTTCTTCTGTTTTGATCTTCCACACTTTGAGAAAGAACCATCTTTCTTTTTACTTCCTATGTCTACCCATTTTTGAGCGAACCATTTATCAAGACCGTTTTTTGCCATGACATTAAGAATTCTTTCCTATAGCTTTTCTGTTCATCCCTCTTTTACAAATTCCACCACCACGTAAACCAATTCTTCCACCTGAAGCTTTTTCTGTCATTCCACGCTCTCTAATTTCTTCTGGTGATTTTTTAGTTATAAAGGGTTTTTGCTTTTTAGTTATATATTGTGGTTTATCTTCTTGTTTATTCATGGCTTCAGAAACAATTTTACCTAAATCAATTTTATTTTTCTTTTTAGTTATATATTGTGGTTTATCTTCTTTTTTATCTTTTCTAGTTATATACTCTGTCATTAAAACACCTTTGTTACTTTTTTTCTATTAGATAAAATTCTACCACAACCTCTAGCTACACCACCTCTTAGTAGTCCTTGTCTTTTTAATCTAGCTGTTGCTTCCATTAGTCCACCTTCAGCTTTTTTACCTCTAAAGTCTTTTCTTTTTAATCCAGAAGGATCTTTAATTTTACCTGCACAAATTTTACTAGCGTAAGCATTAGCATATGCTGACGGATACACTTTGAATTTTCTCTTCGCTGCGGCCTTACCTCTTGGACATAGCTTAGTCATTATTTCCTCGCTGTCTGTTTTGCTCTTTTGAAGTCAGATGCCTTTGGTGCACCCTTTGCACCTTTCTTTCGCATCTTGCCTCCACGTTTTCTTTTAGCATGTATGTTTGCATATAAACCTTTACCAGCCATTATATAATTTTCTTTTTAGTTTTCTTTTTTTTACCGTTAATTACACCTCTACCTTTTAAGATATCAGCAAATGTAACTTTACCATCACCTGTTAAATCAGGAAATTTCTTTTTCTTTTTTGGATCTGGTGATCCTTTTTTAGCCATTAATCTTTTTTTAGGTTTTTCTTTTTTTACAGTCATGAAAGATGGTGTTGCTTTAAAAGCTTCTTGTATTTTTTTTAATTTTGATTTTTTTGGTGATCCTAGTCTATAACCTACTCTACCACCTTTGTTAAATTTTTTAAAAGCTTTTTGTGCTTTCTCAGTATTGGATTCGGTTTTTTTACCGCTTTTAACAAACGTAAAAGGCATTTTATTTTCTTTTTCAAATATAGTTTGTTTTAATTCAGCTGTTTTTCCTTTAAGCTTTCCTGAAGATATATCCACATTTCTTTGAGCTTTTTGTAATTTTGTATCAGGCACATTTGGTTTAATATTTTTAATAACTTCTGTGCCAGTAGTTTTTTGTGGTTTAAAAACTTTTTGTAAAAGTTTTTTACCTGCTTTATATCCGTAACTATAAATACCCATTATTTTTTACCGTTCCTAAAAATTTGTGTTCCCTTTATACCATATATGCTCGCAACTACAAGGATCCACAAGTTTGTGAACCATGACGGCAGCTGTGAGAACATCTCGAAGAATAATTTTACTTTGTCCATAGCGGTTGGATCATCCGATATCACTGCCCAAGCAAGCACCAGCACGGGCAAACTAAGAATTATAAGAACGGCCTCATCTTTCCAGTCTGATTGCCTAGCTTCTAATAATTTGCCTTGGTAAGCTTCCTCACCTTGGGCCATCTTAGTAGCGTGCATAAGCTGTGCCTCTGACATTGCCATCTTCGTCTTCTGCTTGTTAGCATAAATTTTACTTCCAGCAGAGACGGCTAATTTAATCGCCGATAACCACATAATTACACTACGATAGCTGTTTTTTTCTTGTCAGATAGCATTCTTTTTCTGCCTCTTACTGCAACCTGCTCAGGTTGAACAATATAATTGACAGCACCATTAGAAACTGTTGCAGATCTAGGATCTTTAACTAGTTTTGGATCTGGAACGCTAACTATTTTTTGTTTTTTATAGTTCATCATCGCTTTTTGCTCCTTTTTTTAGTTTTTTCTACACCTTTTATAACACCTTTGTTCTTAGATGCATAGAAAACAGTCTCGCCCTTCTTTTTGCCGTACTGTTTCTTCATAGATTTCATAATTTTTTTACCTTTTTCGTTTAATGGCATAATTAATCCTCTATCATGACCTTAGCTTGGTCAATTCCTGTCTTTGCAAGGCTTACACCTGCTCTTAATTTAGCTAAATCTTCGTTTTGCTCCATCTTATCCTCTGCAATATCACCTTGTTGCACTAATCTTGCTCTTGCAAGGTCTTGTTGAGCTTTGTCATTGTCTTTTTTACGCTCGTTTTCCATTGCACGTAGGTCAACTTCTCTAGATTTTAGTTTTAGAAGTGGGTCAGAGTCAAATTGTGATGTAATTTTCTTCTCTTCCTTCATAAATTCTTCTGTCATTTCAGCAATCAACACAGATTTTCTAGCTTCAATCTCATTTGTTAACGATTGCATTTGTTGTTGCATCATAGGATCTAGTGTTGCCTGCATTTGCATTTGTTGCATCTGCAACATTTGCTCTCTAAACTCTAGTTGCACCTGCTCTTGTGCCATTATCGATATGTGCTCTAAAATATTTTTTTGTATCGCAGCCATAATTGCAGGATTATTTCTAACCATGTTGGTTGACATAAAATTTAAATGTGCAGTTATGTGTGCTTGGTGATCTTGACCAGGAAAAGCTTGGAATGGTTTACCAGTCAAAGCATTTATATGCTCCATACTTGGGTCCATTGGTGCGTTTGGTGCAGGTGGTGGTAAAACTGCGTCTACATTTTTTACACCAATTGCTTCGTACATATTTCTATATACTTGATACAAGTTGTGTATCTGTGGATTAGATGTTGCAAGTTGCAACTGTGTTTGTGCAAGTGTAATTCTTTGTGACATAGAAAATATGTTTGGATCTGCAACTGGTATTACATCTATTCTATCGTCAAAATCTGTTTGCTTCACGTTTCTTGCACCACCAACTACATCGTATGGATACTCTGGTGGTAGATACTGTGCTACAGCTTTTGATAATAATTTAAACTCATCCTTCATTGCTGCATAACATCTCTTGTGTATTGCAGACATGACTCTTGAACCACGTTCTAGTAATGCAACAGTTGTTCCTACAGCAGCACCTTGATTACCATCGCCAACTTGCATGTCAGCTATTGCAGCAAATCTCTGTCCTGCTTGTACAACTATACCTAATAAATTTAATAATGTTTGTGATGGCTCTTTGTATGGTAGTGGAAAGAATGCATCTCTCAAACTACCACCTGGAGCATCTACATCTTTAAACTCACCAGGTTGTATAGGAGCTGCTTCGTCTCTAACTCTGACACCTCTCTGTTTAAATCCTGCTGGTAAGTTTGACAATGTGCCCGCATCTAATAATTGACGGAGAGCAGACGTTGCCGTTCTGCTCAATCCGCCAATCATGTGAATGAGTCCAAAGCCATAAAATCCAAGTCCTGGCAGAAATTTGAAATGGACAAAATATTGGATCTTATTTTTCTTTAGATCATCGGGCGCATAGTTTCTCCGTATGGAGAGAACTAATCGGCTACCTTCTTCTACAGTTACTATGTAGGGTAATTTTATTCCTGTGGGTTGACCTTCTCCATCAACCTCTTCAAAACCTTGTAAGTCTAAATTTACATGACACTCTAACAAAGTGTATATTGTTTCTTGTTTACCAGATTTTTTAGTGCCATCTAATTCTTTTTCTTTTTTTTCTACAGAGTTTTGTTCAACGTTGCTTGGTGGTGCCATCTCTATATCTCTATAGAAACCTGACACTTGTTGTTTTCTTAATTCATTTTCTGACATCTTAACAACATGAATTACAGCCTCTGCATCTTCTATCGAGGTTGCAGTGTATGGTACAACTAATTCATCTGCAGGCACAAATTTAGATACGACTCTACCTAGTGGCACATCGTAATAAACTTTTTTAAACGTAGAACCTGCAAGTGGTAAATGAAACAACATGGAATCAAACTCCTCTTCATATTCTTTCATTTGATCCATAATTAAATAATTCATAAAATCTTTTACACGACCTGCCTGTTGTTCTGTTGCAGGGTTTTGAACTCCAATAATTTGTGTTCTTACTGGTCCATCACTTGGTAATAATTCTTTGTAAGCTTGTGCTTGAAATTGTGTAACTGCCTCTGCTAATACTGGGTGTGTGGCACCTGAAGCTCCTTGAAACGGTTCTGTTCTATTTTCATATTTAAATCCTAAAAGATCTAAACCTGATGTATAAGAACTTTCCCAATCTTTCCTTGATGCTTTGTAGTCCATATAATTTTGAACCATATCATTACCTATTGGATCTAAAATATCGTCTGGTAAAATATCAGCTAAGTTGTCAAAATGATTTTCGGTTCCAGGTATATTGATTGCACCTGGCTCAAAGTCTACAGTTACACCGCCATCTTCTTCTGGTGTTACTTCTACAGGACCTTTTTCTATAATTTCTTCTTGGACATCGATTTGCTCATCACCTGGTAAAGTAACCTCGGTACGAGTGTTCGGGAGTCCTTTATCTATTTCTGCCATTCAATACTCCTATGTCTTCTTAACACTATTATACTTAATAGGCAACCCATCCGGTGTAGGTCCTGCTTCTGGCGCTGGACCTTCTTCTACGCCTGCTTGTTTAGCTATTCCGCCACCTGCAAACTCTATTTCTCTTGTAGGGTCAGGAAATAATTTGTCTAGTATTATTCGTTTTAGGTTAGATCTTTTTGTTGCTCTTTCTAAATTTTTTTGCGCTTCTTTTTGTTTAACTCTTTTTTTACCTTTTTCAAAAATCTCTTTTGCTTCAGGTGGTTTTAATTCTGTATCTATTTTAGGCGTATCAAAATCTGTGTCTAAGAAAGACTCATCTTGTGCTATCTGTTGAGTCATCTCATCTTGTTTAACGACACTTCTTGCTTCTCTTTCCTCTGGTGTAAGAGCAACTAATCTTTTTGTTGCGCCAATTAAATCTGTTCCAATAAATCCTTGCTCTAGTGCCTCTAAAACTGGTTTACCTTCTTCATATGCTTTGTATGTGTCGTATGCAATTACAGGTGTAAAAGCTAAACCTAAAAGTTTTCCACCAGCTTTTAAATAATTTTTTTTCATTAAATCATCTGGAATAGTTCTAGCCATGTCAAATAAATCTTGCAGTAGTGGCACTCTTGAATTTAATTGTGATGCAAAACTTACACCTTTCACTTTTGATAAAGCTTGAAGATCTATATTTTTTTTACCTAAGTCAACTAATTCGTCAGCATGTTCTTGAGTAATTTTAGATAAATCTAAATCACCTAACTCATCTGCAAACGTCATACCTCTTCTAGTATCAAAACCTTTTGATTTAGTTGTTACGTTTCCTTTCGCATCAATGTCTGCTAATTCAAAATCTACAAGACCAGCTATTGGTCCTTTAATATTATTTTTTAGTCTCATCTGTTTGGCATTTGTTTCGTCTATGATTCTTTTTCTTTCATCAAGAGTTAAATCAGGATTTTGCAGCAATGAATCTCTATTAGATATAATTGCATTACGTGCAGCCTCTATCTTCATCATGGGTTCAGATCGATTTATAGAAGCAGGTATTAAAGAAAACCTACTCAACATTTGTGATTTAAATTTAGGTTGACTGTGATGTATAACTAAATCTTTAGATAGGTTAGGGTATTTAAAAGTTTTATATTTACTTAATCTTTCGTAAACACGATATGGATCTTGTTTTCTATAAACTGCAGCCTTATCTCTTCTTACAGCTAAATCTTCCTCTGGAGCTCTAGGTTGTTTTACTTTTTGATATTCTGTGCTAGAGGTTATTTTTTTTACTTTATCTTCTAACTTTAATAAATTTGTTTCAGTCGCTGGTATATATTCGTTACCAAATCTTTTTATATTTTTATCTGTTAAAATTAATTTAAAAAATTTATTTCCTGCAGGGTTTGTATCTACAGATATTGATATGCCTCTAGCTTTTAAATCTTTTGCTCTATTTACTAAATCTTCACTGACTTCTGACACAACACCAGCTTGCGCTCCTCTTACAACTTTTGATTTTGCACCACCTAATTTTGCTGCCTCTGTTTTACTTAACGGTTTTGCATAGTCCACACCCTCAGTTAAATAAGATTTAATTGTTTTAGCAGCACGACCTGTGCCTTGAAATATTTCATTCTGTGTGGGTCTTCTCCCATTCTTAGCAAAAAATTCTTTTACAAATTTTTTTAATTCATCTGCAATACCACCTATTTGAAATTCTAATCTTTCTGCGTCTCTATCTTGTTTTACAAAATTACGAAAAGCTCCTTTTGAGTTACCTATATTTTCTACAAGATAACTTTGCATCTCGTTAAATTTTTTTATTTCCATTATTCTCCTAACATGTAGGCTAGACCACCAGCAGCTTTTTTAATTGGTGCAGACTTTTTAGATACCTCTTCAATAATTTCTTCGTAACTATCAAGACCATCTTCTACATCTTTCATTTTACCTTCCATGTCTGGTCTAACTGTTACTTCTTCATATTCATCCGGAGGAACTCTACCGCCTGTAGTTTCATCAGCTTGTCCTTTTTTAAGAATCATATACTCTTCTTGCATAACTCCTTCCATATCTCCAACGGCTCCTTCTTTTGTTTTTTTAATTGTTACATCGCCGGTTGTTATGTCTTCCTCCAAAGTATAATCTTTATATTTTTTAGCTGTTATTCTTTCACCGCTTGCTGTGATATCATCACCAAACGTTTTTATTTTTGCTAAAAGTTCCATAAAATAATTAGGAACGGCTTGAACAGTTTCTGCAACTTTCTCAACTACAGGTGCTGTTTTTTCTGCACCTCTAAAAAATTTACCAAGAATAGGTATTGTTGTAAGACCACCCATAATTTTCATAAACGTTCTTCTGTCCATACCTTTTTTAAAACCAATACGTCCACCGTCTGCTTTGTCTTCAGGGTCTTCCATTTTCTTTTTAAAATCTTCAACAGCTTTTTTATTTTGTTTCTCAAGTTTCTTTTTAATCATGTCCTCTGTTTCTTGTGTGCCTCCCATAATATTTTTATCAGGATCTAATCTATTTCCTTCTAAATCAAACACATCAGCTTCTTTTGTTTTCATGATACCTGTTGTTCCAGGTTTTGTAGTTTTTTGCGCTTTCATCGCGTCTATTGAATCAAGGGTATTTATTAATTGTTGTTCGTTTTTAATTGCTCTTGGATCTATACCTGCATCAATTAATTGTTTTGTAATTATTGCTTCACCATATTTTGCTTTAAGTTCACTAGGTAATCTCATGATGCCATCTTCATCAGTCTTCATCATTTGTTTTCTAACAAAGTTTAATATCGAAAATAATTTAATAGACATTAATAATAATTCCTTTTAGGTTTCTCTGCCTTTACATCTACGTAATCTTCAGGGTGATCGATCAGACCGCCCTGTCTGAATCGCATTATGGCTTGGGTCGTAGAATCCACCAAGTCATCATGATCACCATATGGGAATGCTGCGCATTCTTCTATGACTTCCTCAGCAAATTTTTGCTCAGGAGCCCATATCATACCAGATTCAAACAAAGGTGCAACCGCATTTACACGAGCGTGCTTGTCGTTTCCTTTTGATGGTGTAAAATTTACTACAGGTATATCCATTTTTCTAAGCTCGTATGTTAGAGGTAAACCTGATGCTTTTGCCTCCACAATAACAGATTCAGGTTTCCAATAATCGTATTGTTCAAGGGCCAATCTACGTAACTCAGGGAACTCGTATCTACCTTTGATAGCATCGAGAAGTATGAGATTGGCCCCTTCATCCTCACTAGGATACCAAATACCCCATGTGGTGATAGCTGAATAATCTGCGGTTTCTTTTTTTAAAAAAGCTGTATCGTAAGATTGTATGACGTGTTGTAGTTGTGGTATGTCCTCGCTCGTATACTTACGCCACCACTCTCGTTTTAATATTGCTCCCTCTTCTGCTGTTGGATTTTGCATCCACTGTGCATTCCATTTAGCGACAGGTAAAGTTGCTTGCACCTTCTCAAGTTCATCTATCTTCCAATACTCGGGCCACACTGGCTTGGGATTTGATCCGTGGTCCATGATTGCTGGAAACTCGACCACGTGCCATTGATCAGCTTTTGCTTCTGTCTGATTTTTAATTAACATACCTGTTAAATCTTTTGTAGACCATCTAGTCATAACTAAAATAATTTTACCACCTGGTTGTAAACGTTGTCGTGGACCTGATGTATACCATTCGTAGGCTCCCTCTAATGCAGTCTTAGACATGGCGTCTTGCTCCGAATGTGGGTCGTCAATGATTAATAGATCTGCACCACGTCCTGTGATCGCTCCACCAACACCGGCTGCGAAGTATTCACCACCCTGCGATGTCTCCCAACGTCCTGCTGCTTTACTATCTTCTTGTAATCTTGTTTGAAAAATTTTTGTATAGTCATCACTATCGATTAGGTTCTTTGCCTTACGACCAAATCTGATTGCGAGCTCTGCCGTGTGGGTTGCTTGTATAATCTTGAGCTTAGGATCACGGCCCACCATCCATGCTGGTAGCAAGTATGATGCAAATTCTGATTTTGTATGCCTAGGCGGCATATTAATTATTAGGCGGTTTATTTCACCCGTAGCTAATTTATTAAATTTATCTGCAATGTGTCTGTGGTGGGACCCCTCTACAAAATCTGGCCACACACATTTTACAAAAGATAGGAAGTCTTCTTTAGCCTTATTCTGTATCTTTTTTTCTGCATGTAACACTTGAAGTTGTCTGAAGGTTTTCCTGACATCTGCAGGTAATTTATCTATATTTACCTTATTCAAGTCCATGGTACCAATATGTTTTCAGTATACACAAATGTGTAAATTAAGCAATACAACCTAGAGTAGTGGGACCCCTTTTTGTAAAAAGGGGGGATAGG